ATGGTTACGCTTTGGGGAAATTATGAGGGGATCTCTCAGGGCTTGGTGGCCGTTAAGGCGGAATTAAACAACAACCCAAACAAAGAGATTGTTAAAAACTATCTTAGTAACAACATGCAGAATGATAGCGAAATAATTGAAGATATTAATTTAATGTATAATAAAAAATTCGAGTTTGAGCAGTCCATATTTAATTGTCATTTGTCGATTATGTCAGGATATGATATTGTCAGAGAACAACCAATGCTAGTGAAACAGATCGATGTGAATACAATCGAGAGTTTTATATTTAAAGATAAATATACCGCAGAAAAAACAAAAAAAGCCTTTTTAAGTAAAGTGAATGAAATTCAGTAATGTGAGGTGGCTGAATGAATAAGGATGATAATAAAAAGGATATAAAAAGAACTGCAAAAAATAATGCTATAGTCAACGATGACATGGCAAAAAGAACTGCGCATCATTCACTTTATTCTAATTCACAAGTATCGAATAGTACATCTACGTATACAGGAGGGGTGCAAAAAATTAGTAATTTGCAGATAGATAATAAAACTGCAACAGCTTCAAATAAAGAGCGGGAAAGTATATCTATCAAAGACGCGGCATCACAAAACTTAATAAAAACCTCTCTTTTTGTTAATGAAAAAGAAATGTTGCATGAAGCTATAAAATACAGTTCAAAAGCAACTGTGCCGGTGATGGATAATACTGTCTCTAATGCCATTTTATCTAATTACTTTGTTAATAATAATTCTGAATCTACAATTTCTTTTAATAAAGAGAATGTAAAAAAATATACAAAAAGTGATATTGATAACATCCTCTGGAAAAATATCAATGATCAACTAACCAATTTTTCGCAAGAGTTGAATAAGAGCAAAAAGAATATTAATGATACTAAAAGAAAAATAGGTAAGGTAATGTCTTCATTATCTCAGCAAACTGCAAAGATTGAGCAATTTGATGCAACATTATCAAATGCTGAAAAAGATATACATGAGAAAGTTAAAAGCTTTGAATCGGAAGTAATTACAGCAAGGAACTCAATGCTGGGTGTCATTGCTTTATTTGCTTCTTTCTTTACCTTCATTTCTATTTCAGTAAACGTATTTTCTCGCGATATGTCTTTAAGCATGTCAATCTCAGTTTTGTTAGTGATATGGTCGTGCTTAATTAGCTTTATCTTTGTTTTTATGGCAGGAATTAGCAAGGGAGGAGCTTTTTTTACAAGCTCATCATTTATTAAGCATGCCATTTTTATGGTTGTGCTTTTTATTTCATCTTTCGCACTCCCTAAAGTTATTTTTAATATCTTTGCAATTAGCTGACTATCAGATGTTATCTTCAGTTGTTTAGGGTTGATTTAAAAGCGAATCTTAATATTTTCAAGTTTTGAATTTAGAAATAAAAAAGCCATAATATTGTCATCGGAGCCTAAAAAACTCCGGTGACTTCTGCGCTAAACGGGGACGTTTATGCGCACACACAATCCAAACTCTCATCTCCATTCACAGATGCAGAAATGCACCTACGATTTTTTACATTCGGTGTTTTACTTCGACAGCCAGAATTGGGAGTCTCTATTCGTCTGGCGGCTAAAGGTGATATGGAAATCGTTATGTTTTGGCCTGAGGTAGTTGTAACTGTTGTAGCAGCTATGGCTGTGATCATCATGGTGTCCATTTACTGGGGTTGACGACATGATTTATCCGGCGCTATATTCTGTGCGTTGCCGCAAAATCGGCACACGGGATTGGCGTCCCGGGATACTACTCAACGCATACCGCGTTAAGCGGTTTTTTTGTGCGCTAAGCACGGCTATGCCCAAATTATGGTGGGCTGTGTGAGGGCTTCTTCGGAAGCGCCGGGTTTGAGTAGCCGGTTACGCCAACCTTACACAGTTCACCACCAGTCGATTGGCGTCGTTGGTGGTGATGGTTAACCTGATGAGGTGATACTATGACTACTCAATTAGCATTCCACAAAACGACGTTTACCCCGATTTGCCACAATAACAGAATTTGGCTTACTGCCACTGAAGTTGGTTTAGCACTGGAATATGCGGACGATAAAGCAGTTCAGCGCATTTACTCTCGGCACTCAGATGAATTCACAGATATGATGACAAGGGTGGTCAAAGTGACCACCCCTCGTGGAATGCAGGAGTCTCGAGTATTTAGCCTTCGCGGAGCCCATTTGATCGCCATGTTTGCTCGTACTCCTGTGGCCAAAGAATTCCGCCGCTGGGTGCTGGATATTCTCGATCGAGAAGTTCAACAATCACCAATCACAAAACAATTCACTGATAACGAACTTTGCACACTCGCCTGGTTATGGCGAGCAAGTGATACGATGTTAATCGCCTGCCAGAACGTTACTCCACTTCTTCAGGTTGCGGAGCACCGCGAAGCCGGTCGCTTTACTTCTATCAGTCAGGAATATCCCCTGATACTCAGCAAGGCGCGAGCAATCCTTGCCAGAGAAACGGCGCATGTAAAATTCCGGCCGTGGCAGGATGATAAGTGGAGTCGAGTTTTGCCGCATTTACGTTCGGATCGATTACAGTAGATTCCAATTAACAATGAGAAACACATAGCCACCCCGTGGTATTGAAACCATATAATGTTGGATTTGAAAACAGATCTTTTTCCATGTATTAATAACTACATCCCCGCGAGTGATTCAAAAAGGAGGGCCCAATTTTGTCCGAGTTTTTGTATTCCCCCGCATGCCGCTGCGGAGCACTACATCTGAGTGTCTGACTAGGGGATAAAATTAGACTGGATAGTGAGAAGAAAGTGGCGTGCTAGGCTGTGCCGAGTGCTACCAGTACACCCTGGGGGTGTGCAGCTTTCGCCGAGACTGTAGTGGGTATCGGTTAATGCACGAAAAACCGAGAGGTCAGACAACCAATTTGCCGTAGGATTGTTTCCGGTGCGATACCGGTGTACTAACTGAAAGCAATGCGAAAAAGCATAAACTCGGTCCTTCAGTCGCCCTACACACTATTTACTAAGAAGGGCTAAAGCATGGATACAATTATCACATGGATGGGAGATCGTCTGTTAGGGTGGATAACAAACAAATCCGATCTGCGGCAGAGGGCAATCACTGGATTAACTCCTGCGATTTGTTCAACAATTTTATATACTGAAAAATTAAAACGTGGTGAGCCTAATAACCCAAACGAAGAAGAAAAACTTTATAGGCTTTGGTATGAAGCGTCTTCCCAAGTCGTAGACTTTGATCGAGAGCTGGCTAAAAGATGTTTAGATAAATCAGAATATTGGCTTCATTCTGAATTATATAGCCCTGAGAAAGTTGGAGAGCTAAACATTTCTTTGGTTGGTATGAAGGCAACGCTTGAAGGAATAAAGCACAATTAAAACCTTTGATTTGCGATAATCAACTCGCCATAATCATGTCATCGGAGCCTGAACAACTCTGGTGACTTCTGCGCTAAACGGGGACGTTTATGCGCACATACAATCCAAACTCTCTTCTCCCTTCACAGATGCAGAAATGCACCTGCAATTCTTTGCATCTAGCGTTTGACCTCTGCGGAGGTGAAGCGTGAACCTCCCACAAGACGGTATCAAATTGCATCGCGGTAACTTCACCGCTATCGGTCAGCAGATCCAGCCTTATCTGGAGGACGGAAAATGCTTTCGCATGGTGCTTAAACCGTGGCGCGAGAGACGCAGTCTTTCCCAGAATGCACTCAGCCACATGTGGTACAGCGAAATCAGCGAATACCTCATCAGCAGGGGGAAAACGTTCGCTACTGCAGTATGGGTAAAAGATGCACTCAAACACACTTATCTCGGTTATGAAACCAAAGAACTGGTTGATGTCGTAACCGGTGAAATCACCACCATTCAGTCATTACGTCATACCTCCGATCTCGATACCGGAGAGATGTATGTCTTCCTGTGTAAGGTTGAAGCCTGGGCGATGAATATTGGCTGCCACCTGACTATTCCGCAGAGCTGCGAGTTCCAGCTGCTGCGCGACAAGCAGGAGGCGTAATGGCTACACCGCTTATTCGTGTCATGAACGGACACATCTACAAAGTACCAAATCGTCGTAAGCGTAAACCTGAGCTGAAGCCATCCGAAATACCAACTCTGCTCGGATATACCGCCAGCCTGGTTGATAAAAAATGGTTGCGACTGGCAGCAAGGAGGAATCATGGCTGATTTGAGAAAAGCAGCGCGTGGTCGGGAATGCCAGGTAAGAATCCCTGGCGTATGTAATGGCAATTCTGAAACGTCTGTACTGGCACATATCCGGCTGGCTGGATTGTGCGGTACCGGTATCAAACCGCCAGACCTGATTGCCACCATCGCATGTTCTGCCTGTCACGACGAAATCGACCGCCGCACACATTTTGTCGATGCTGAGTATGCAAAAGAATGCGCGCTGGAAGGTATGGCGAGAACACAGGTTATCTGGCTGAAAGAGGGGGGTATTAAGGCGTGAATACCTACAGCATCACATTACCCTGGCCTCCGAGCAATAATCGCTATTACCGCCATAATCGCGGGCGCACGCACGTCAGCGCAGAGGGGCAGGCATACCGCGATAACGTCGCCCGAATCATTAAAAACGCAATGCTGGATATCGGCCTGGCTATGCCTGTGAAAATCCGTATTGAGTGCCACATGCCGGATCGCCGTCGCCGTGACCTGGATAATCTGCAAAAAGCCGCTTTTGACGCACTCACCAAAGCAGGTTTCTGGCTGGATGATGTTCAGGTCGTTGATTACCGTGTTGTGAAGATGCCCGTTACCAAAGGTGGGAAGCTGGAGCTGACCATCACTGAACTGGGGAATGAATGATGTTTGAGTCTTATATGGCAGAACGTCTTCGCCACCGCTGGATGCGCCTGCGCTTATATCGTTTCCCCGGTTCTGTTTTGACCGATTACCGGATACTGAAGAATTACGCCAAAACACTGAAAGGAGCTGCCGCATGAATACCCAATATTTACAGTATGTCCGCGAGCAACTCATTGTGGCTACTGCTGATTTGAGCGGAGCAACGAAAGGCCAGCTTGAAGCCTGGCTGGAGCATGCACAATTTGATACTGGTACATATAAACGAAAGAAGCCGCGCATTCTGGATGAGGTAACGGGCAAGATGATTACGCTGGATAATCCGCCGATTTCCGGTAAGCAGTCGTACGCAAAAGGTTCATCCATTGCACTGGTCAGCCAGGTTGAGTTCTCAACATCTTCATGGCGCCGCGCGGTTCTGTCTCTCGAAGAACATCAGAAAGCGTGGTTGCTGTGGAGTTACAGCGAAAGTGTTCGCTGGGAGCATCAGGTTGCCATAACGCAGTGGGCATGGAACGAGTTTAAGGCTCTGTTAGGTAAAAGAAAAATTGCCAGTAAGACACTGGAACGCTTAAAGAAGTTGATCTGGCTGGCGGCACAGGATGTGAAGAACGAGCTGGCAGGGCGTAAGACCTATGAATACCAGGAGCTGGCATCACTGGTGGGAGTGACATCAAAAAACTGGTCTGAGACATTTACTGAACGCTGGGTTGCAATGAAGCACATTTTTCTACAGCTTGATAGCCAAGCTTTATTGCTTTTAACGAAAACACGTTCAAAACAAAAGACGACATTTTCACAGCAAAGTATTGCAAAACTGGATTAAAAAGCATATATTTCGTGTAAATCTGATATTTTGCCAATGTTGTACGCACTGGCAGTAATCCAAATTCAAGCCCGAGGTTTAAAACTTTGGGCTTTTCTGTTTCTGGACGGTGAGTAGCCTTCCAACCTACCCCAGCCAGGGTGTCTTCAACTGTTGAGTTGATATTGCTTAACCCTCTGTTGCCAGCTACATGCTGGCTTTTTTATTCCAGGCTTGCGGGGAGCATCAACTCCGTGCTTTGTCGTTAAATTACCCCGTGAGCCTGATTTCTGACATTTAACGTCCCGGCCTTTTGTCGGCGGCGAAACATTGGCTATTCATATGCACGAAAAAGAGAGCCTTGCCGGAGCGTTCTGGCTCGTTTTGCTGATCATCGCAGGTTGGGGCGGTCTAGTCCGCTACCTGATAGATGTGAAGCAGAGTAAAGCAACGTGGAGTTGGATAAATGCTCTGGCTCAGATAGTGGTATCAGGATTCACCGGTGTTATTGGTGGCCTGATCAGCATCGAAAGTGGATTCAGTATTTACATGATTCTCGCGACAGCGGGGATTAGTGGTGCGATGGGTTCGGTTGCACTGACGTACTTCTGGGAACGACTGACAGGGGTGAAAAATGCAAAATCTTAATCCTCAGCGTAAGGCTTTCCTCGATATGGTGGCATGGTCAGAAGGAACGGATAACGGACGGCAGAAAACCAGAAATCATGGTTATGACGTCATTGTAGGCGGAGAGCTATTTACTGATTACTCCGATCATCCTCGCAAACTTGTCACGCTAAACCCAAAACTCAAATCAACAGCAGCCGGGCGTTATCAGCTTCTTTCACGCTGGTGGGATGCTTACCGTAAGCAGCTTGGCCTGAAAGACTTCTCCCCCAAAAGCCAGGACGCAGTGGCATTGCAGCAGATTAAAGAACGTGGCGCTTTACCGATGATTGATCGCGGTGATATCCGTCAGGCAATCGACCGTTGCAGCAATATCTGGGCTTCACTGCCGGGGGCTGGTTATGGTCAGTTCGAGCATAAGGCTGACAACCTGATTGCAAAATTCAAAGAAGCTGGCGGAATGGTCAGAGAGATTGAGGTATGAGCAGAGTAACCGCGATTATCTCCGCTCTGGTTATCTGCATCATCGTCTGCCTGTCATGGGCGGTTAATCATTACCGTGATAACGCCATTACCTACAAAGAGCAGCGCGATAAGGCCACATCCACAATCGCTGACATGCAGAAGCGTCAACATGATGTAGCAGAACTCGACGCCAGATACACAAAGGAGCTTGCTGATGCTAACGCGACTATCGAAAGTCTTCGTGCTGATGTTTCTGCTGGTCGTAAGTGGCTGCACGTCAAAGCAGTCTGTCCGGACAAGCATAAAACCACCGCCGCCTCCGGCGTGGATGATGCTTCCAGCCCCAGACTTACTGACACCGCTCAACGGGATTATTTCGTTCTCAGAGAGCGCATCGAAACCATAACTAACCAATTGAATGGCCTGCAAGAATATGTGAGATCACAGTGTTCATATTAGAAAAGTCTTATCATTAGATTTTTGTATATGGATGCATTATGTCTCAATACGCTCACGTTGCTTTAATCGCTTATCATTTGGTGGCTGATAGCTCAATGACTCCTCGTGATGCATGGGATGCAGCTGTCGCAGAGGTTACAGAAAGCGAATCGTCAAGAAAGAAGATATGCCCAAGGGCAACATTTCTCGCCCTGGCGGATAGCGGTTACCTGAAGAATGTAAAACCACTGCATGGGGAGAAAAAGGGCGGTAAGTTGTACCAAAGGGCAATTGAAGTTGCGAATCTGATTCTTGATTTACCCGGAATCAGTAAAGCTGAATTGGTTGATAAAACTGGTTACAAAGACAGGCAAGGGTCTTATGACCTGATTCTCGCTCTGTATCATCATGAGCAACTCCAGCGATCGGAATAATTATCCCAGCATCAGTGTCAAAAATAGGCAGTGATACGCTATTTTCCTGAAAATACTTTACTAACATTTTATGAGAATTATCCTAGTAATGTGTTTATTTAAAAGGAGTTTGGGTTTATGAAAATTCTCTGGGTCATCAGTCTTTTGTGTAGTGCTATTGGATTTATTGAAGGAATCCTCGGGGTTTTCGGTGCTCAGAGTGCTCCACAACAGGCTGCAGGTGCAGCAATGGGAGTAGCATGGGCAGTTATTCCATATTGTATCTGTCGTGCTATCCAACAATTGCGCCCTCGAGAAGTCATTATTAAAAAGGAAGAATGACCAGATCTTATCCGGTGTTTTTTCTGTCTAAGCCTCGCGTCGCGGGGCTTTTTATTGGAGCCAGCATGCCACCACGAACCCCAAAAGCCTGCCGTGTTCGCGGCTGCCGCCATACCACAACTGACCCGTCAGGCTATTGCGAAAGCCACAAAAGTGAAGGCTGGAAGCAATACAAGCCGGGCCAGTCCAGACACCAGCGCGGTTATGGTTCGAAATGGGATGTTATCCGTGAACGTGTGCTGCAACGTGACAAAGGCCTGTGTCAGTTATGTCTGCGTGCTGGTGTGGTGCGTGAGGCGAAAACTGTTGACCACATCATCCCTAAAGCGCATGGCGGCACTGATGCCGACTGTAATCTGCAGAGTCTGTGCTGGCCGTGCCATAAGGCGAAGACGGCCCGTGAACGGCTAAAGTGATAATAATTCTCAACTGTCTGTGAGGGAGGGGCGGGTCAAATCTCTGTGACCTGACGTCTTCCGGACTGCCCGCCCCATCGTTTTTTTATACCCGCGAAAAATGAAATTTAACCAGGAGTGCCGCATATGGCTGGAACGGCGGGGCGTTCCGGGCGTCGCCCCAAGCCAACGGCGCGCAAGGCGCTGGCCGGAAACCCCGGCAAGCGAGCCCTGAACAAAGATGAACCTGTTTTTACGCCCATCAAAGGTGTTGAGCCACCGGAGTGGTTCGCTGAAGAAGATCTCCCTCTCGCCACGATCATGTGGCAACTGACAACTAAAGAACTCTGCGGTCAGGGCCTGCTGTGCGTGACTGACCTTGCGGTGCTTGAGCGGTGGTGCGTGGCCTACGAGTTCTGGCGACGTGCCGTGAAAAATATTGCCAGACAGGGCAACACCATCACCGGTGCAATGGGCGGTATGGTCAAAAATCCGGAGCTGACCGCCAAAAAAGAACAGGAGTCCGAGATGAGCAGTACGGGGGCAATGCTCGGACTCGACCCCAGCAGCCGCCAGCGTCTGATTGGCCTGGCGGGGAAGAAGAAAGCCACTAACCCGTTTCTGAAAATCATCGAATCATGAGCCGGAAATCTTACCCCAACGTAAATGCTGCAAATCAGTATGCCCGGGATGTCGTGCGCGGAAAGATTGTTGCCTGCCAGTTTGTGATTCAGGCCTGCCAGCGCCATCTTGATGACCTGATGGCGGAAAAAAGTAAGTCGTTTCGTTACCGCTTCGACAAGGACCTGGCTGAACGGGCCGCGAAATTTATTCAGCTGTTGCCGCACACCAAGGGGGAGTGGGCATTCAAACGGATGCCCATCACGCTGGAGCCGTGGCAGCTATTTGTGATCTGCTGTGCGTTTGGCTGGGTCAATAAAGGCACCCGGTTGCGCCGCTTCCGGGAGGTGTACACCGAAATCCCCCGTAAGAACGGCAAATCAGCAATCTCTGCCGGTGTTGCCCTGTATTGTTTTGCCTGTGATAACGAGTTTGGCGCGGAAGTGTATTCCGGTGCCACGACAGAGAAACAGGCGTGGGAAGTCTTTCGCCCGGCGCGACTGATGTGTAAACGCACACCCATGCTGACGGAAGCGTTCGGGATTGAGGTTAACGCCTCAAACATGAACCGTCCGGAGGATGGCGCGCGGTTTGAACCGCTGATCGGCAACCCAGGTGATGGTTCATCACCCCACTGTGCGGTGGTGGATGAATATCACGAGCATGCCACCGATGCGCTTTATACCACAATGCTTACCGGGATGGGGGCGCGACGTCAGCCACTGATGTGGGCCATCACCACCGCCGGGTACAACATTGAGGGGCCGTGCTACGACAAACGGCGGGAAGTCATCGAGATGCTCAACGGCTCGGTGCCTAACGATGAACTGTTCGGGATCATCTATACCGTTGATGAAGGTGACGACTGGACCGACCCGCAGGTGCTGGAAAAAGCCAATCCAAATATTGGCGTGTCGGTTTATCGCGAATTTTTGTTAAGTCAGCAGCAGCGTGCGAAAAATAACGCCCGTCTGGCAAACGTCTTTAAAACAAAACACCTCAATATCTGGGTGTCGGCGCGTTCGGCGTATTTCAACCTGGTGAGCTGGCAGAGCTGCGAGGATAAATCACTGACTCTTGAGCAGTTCGAGGGGCAGCCGTGCATTCTGGCCTTTGACCTGGCGCGTAAGCTGGATATGAACAGCATGGCGCGACTTTATACCCGCGAGATTGACGGTAAAACGCATTACTACAGTGTGGCCCCGCGTTTCTGGGTACCGTATGACACGGTGTATAGCGTCGAGAAAAATGAAGATCGCCGGACAGCCGAACGCTTTCAGAAATGGGTGGAAATGGGCGTTCTGACCGTTACCGATGGTGCAGAGGTGGATTATCGCTACATCCTCGAAGAGGCCAAAGCGGCGAACAAAATCAGCCCGGTCAGTGAGTCACCCATCGACCCTTTCGGAGCGACCGGGCTGTCACATGACCTTGCTGATGAAGACCTGAATCCCGTTACTATCGTCCAGAACTTCGCCAATATGTCCGACCCGATGAAAGAGCTGGAGGCAGCGATTGAATCGGGACGCTTTCATCATGACGGCAATCCCATCATGACCTGGTGTATCGGCAATGTGGTCGGCAAAAACATGCCAGGTAACGATGATTTAGTGAAGCCCGTCAAAGAGCAGGCGGAAAACAAAATCGATGGTGCAGTTGCGCTGATTATGGCGGTTGGCAGAGCCATGCTGTACGAGAAAGAAGACACGCTGTCTGACCACATTGAGTCCTATGGGATCCGCTCGCTTTAACTGAGGTAATTATGATCATGCTGATTCTCGCGCCTCTGGTGGGCGTGCTGGGGGCGCTTTTGCTGGCGTATGGTGCCTGGCTGATTTATCCCCCGGCGGGGTTTGTTGTTGCCGGGGCGTTGTGTCTGTTCTGGTCGTGGCTGGTGGCGCGATATCTCGACCGTACACAGTCGTCTGTCGGCGGAGGTAAATAGTGTTCTTTTCGGGATTATTTCAACGAAAAAGTGACGCACCGGTGACCACGCCAGCAGAGCTGGCGGATGCTATCGGGTTGTCCTACGACACCTATACCGGAAAGCAGATCAGCAGCCAGCGGGCCATGCGACTGACGGCGGTTTTTTCCTGTGTCAGGGTGCTGGCGGAGTCGGTCGGGATGTTGCCCTGCAACCTGTATCACCTGAACGGCAGTCTGAAGCAGAGAGCCGCTGGCGAACGTCTGCATAAGCTGATCTCCACGCATCCCAATGGCTATATGACGCCGCAGGAGTTCTGGGAGCTGGTGGTCACCTGTCTGTGCCTGCGGGGAAACTTTTACGCCTACAAAGTGAAAGCATTTGGCGAAGTGGCTGAACTGCTGCCCGTCGATCCCGGCTGTGTGGTACCGAAGCTTAACAGTAGCTGGGAGCCGGTCTATCAGGTCACATTCCCGGATGGCTCCACGGATGTACTGAGCCAGGAGGATATCTGGCATGTGCGCACGCTGACGCTGGACGGACTGGTGGGGCTGAATCCCATCGCCTATGCCCGCGAGGCAATATCGCTGGCGGCAGCGACCGAAGAGCACGGGGCCAGACTGTTCAGCAATGGCGCGGTGACGTCGGGTGTGTTGCGTACAGAGCAGACGCTGTCAGATCAGGCTTATGAGCGCCTGAAGAAAGATTTTGAGGAGCGTCACACCGGGCTTGGCAATGCTCACCGCCCGATGATCCTTGAGATGGGGCTGGACTGGAAGTCGATGGCGCTGAACGCCGAGGACAGCCAGTTCCTGGAAACCCGCAAGTTTCAGCTTGAAGAAATCTGTCGTCTGTTCCGGGTGCCGTTGCACATGGTGCAGAACACCGATCGCGCCACCTTCAACAATATCGAAGAGCTGGGGCTGGGATTTATCAACTATTCACTGGTGCCGTATCTGACCCGCATCGAACAGCGGATCAACACCGGACTGGTACGAAAAAGTAAGCAGGGCGTTTATTACGCCAAATTTAACGCCGGGGCGTTACTGCGCGGGGATATGAAGTCCCGTTTTGAAGCCTACGCCACCGGGATCAACTGGGGAATTTACTCTCCCAATGACTGCCGCGACCTGGAAGATATGAATCCACGACCCGGTGGTGATGTCTATCTCACACCGATGAACATGACCACGAAACCCTCCGATGGCAGTAAAGCCGGTAAGCAGAAGGATAACGCCAATGCAGACGAAACAACGTCTTGATGTACCGCTGAGTCTGAAATCTGTCAGTGACTCCGGTGAGTTTGAAGGGTATGGCTCCGTCTTTGGTGTAAAGGACAGCCACGATGATGTGGTGATGTCCGGGGCATTTGCTGCTTCCCTGCGGGCGTGGAGTGACAGAAAAGCGTTACCTGCGCTGCTCTGGCAGCACCGCATGGATGAACCCATCGGTGTTTACACCGAAATGAAGGAAGACGATGTCGGGCTTTACGTCAGGGGACGGTTGCTTATTGATGATGATCCCCTCGCAAAACGCGCACATGCACACATGAAGGCCGGTTCGTTAACCGGCCTTTCTATTGGGTACGTCCTGAAAGACTGGGAATACGACCGGAGCAGAGAAGCCTTTCTGTTGAAAGAAATCGACCTCTGGGAAGTCAGTCTGGTGACGTTTCCGTCTAACGACGAGGCGCGGATCAGCGACGTCAAGAACGCGCTGGCCCGCGGGGAAATCCCCGAACAGAAAAAAATCGAAAGAGTCCTGCGTGATGTCGGACTCTCCCGTACCCAGGCCAAAGCATTCATGGCCGGGGGCTATGGCGCACTGTCCCTGCGCGACGCTGAGGATGTGGGCTCTGCACTGAATGCACTGAAAAATCTGAACTTCTAATCAGGAGAAATACGATGGCGGTTGATATTAAAGATGTCGAACAGGTCGCGCAGGAGCTGCAGCAGAAGTTTGACGACTTCAAAGCAAAGAACGACAAGCGCGTGGATGCGATTGAGCAGGAAAAAGGCAAGCTTGCCGGGCAGGTGGAAACCCTGAACGGGAAACTCAGCGAGCTGGAAAATCTCAAAAGCGACCTTGAAAAAGAGCTGCTTGAGCTGAAACGTCCGGCAGGTGGAGCGCAAAATAAACTGGCCACCGAGCATAAAGAGGCGTTTGTGGGCTTTCTACGTAAAGGCCGTGAAGACGGTCTGCGCGATCTGGAGCGTAAGGCATTGCAGGTGGGTACCGATGAAGACGGTGGCTACGCCGTGCCGGAAGAACTGGATCGCAACATTCTTAACCTGCTGAAAGATGAAGTGGTGATGCGTCAGGAAGCCACGGTGATCACCGTTGGCGGTTCCGACTACAAAAAACTGGTGAATCTGGGCGGTACGGCTTCCGGATGGGTGGGGGAAACGGATACGCGATCCCAGACTGCCACCTCCAGACTGGAGCTGATTGAACCTCTCATGGGGGAAATCTACGGCAACCCGCAGGCTACCCAGAAAATGCTGGACGATGCCTTCTTCAACGTGGAGGCCTGGATCAACAGCGAGCTGGCAACCGAATTTGCCGAACAGGAAGAAATTGCCTTTACCTCAGGCGATGGCACCAAGAAGCCGAAAGGGTTCCTGGCGTATGAATCCACTGATGAAACCGACAAGGTCCGGGCGTTCGGCAAACTTCAGCATATTGTATCCGGCGAAGCGACCGCGGTGACCGCAGACGCCATTATCAAACTGATTTACACGCTGCGTAAGGCACACCGCACTGGCGCGAAGTTCATGATGAACAACAACAGCCTGTTTGCCATCCGTCTGCTGAAAGACACCGAGGGTAACTATCTGTGGCGTCCGGGGCTGGAACTGGGGCAGCCGTCCTCTCTGGCGGGTTACGGTATCGCTGAAAACGAACAGATGCCGGATATCGCCGCTGATGCGAAAGCCATTGCATTTGGTAACTTCAAACGGGGTTACACCATCGTTGACCGTATCGGCACCCGCATTCTGCGGGACCCGTACACCAATAAACCGTTTGTCGGTTTTTATACCACCAAGCGCACCGGCGGGATGCTGGTCGATTCGCAGGCCATCAAACTGCTGAAGATTGCAGCGGCGTAATCACTCAGGGGCGCGGAACCGCGCCCCCTGTTCTGACGGGTGAAGAATCATGATCCTGAAACAAGATCTGAAATGGTCACCGGACGGTATGCGTGTTGAGGTCATTCGGGCCGGTGAGTATGACGACGGGGCGCTTCCTGCCCGGGTGCAGGAGATTGCACTTCAGGCCGGGTTAGCAGAGCGCGGAATCAGTGCAAAAAGCAGTAAAGCGGCAAAAGAGAAAAAAGCCACGACCAGTAAAGAGGGCTGAGTATGCTTCTGACAATGGAAGAGATTAAAGCCCAACTCCGGCTGGATGAGGATTTCGATGCTGATGACCGCCATCTGCAACTGCTGGCCTGTGCGGCGCAAAAGCGGACGGAAACGTATCTGAACCGGAAGCTCTATGCACCGGATGAAACCATTCCGGAGAGCGATCCGGACGGGCTGCACCTGCCGGATGATATTCGTCTGGGGATGCTGATGCTTATCAGCCATTTTTACGAAAACCGCTCGTCGGTTACGGAAGTGGAGAAACTCGACATGCCGCAGAGTTTTGGCTGGCTTGTCGGCCCGTACAGGTACTTTCCGCAATGAAAATTCGTCAGGCGCAGACCAGCGCAACCTACATTCTGCCGGACCCAGGTGAACTGAATAAACGCGTCCTGATCCGCCTGCGGGTGGATATGCCCGCGGATAACTTTGGCGTGGAGCCTCAATACCCGGTTACGTTCCGGACATGGGCGAAGGTTATCCAGACCAGTGCCACCACCTGGCAGGAAACCGCGCAGACCGGGGACGCCATCACCCATTACATCACCATTCGTTACCGCCGGGGGATCACCGCTGATTATGAGGTGGTCTGCGGTGACAGTGTGTACCGGGTGAAACGTCAGCGCGATCTGAACGGGGCGCGGCGCTTTCTGCTGCTGGAGTGTACGGAGCTGGGCGAATGTAGGCAGAGTCACGGAGGCAGCAATGGCGACTCCCTTTTTTCACGTTGATGTTCAGCAGCCCGCCGAGATGCGCTTTAACCGCGCCCGTGTCCGGCGGGCGTTTGTCACGATTGGGCAGCGTCATATGCGTGATGCCCGTCGGCTGGTGATGCGCCGTGCGCGGTCGGCACCGGGTGAAAACCCCGGTTATCAGACCGGACGCCTGGCTCGTTCGATTGGTTATATGGTGCCGAGAGCCAGTAAAAAGCGAGCCGGTTTTATGACACGCATTGCCCCTAACCAGCGCAACGGGAAGGGGAACCGGATGATCTCTGGTGACTTCTATCCGGCGTTTCTGTTTTTTGGTGTCCGGGGAGGAGCAAAACGTCGTCGTAGTCATCATCGTGGTGCATCCGGTGGCAGCGGCTGGCGACTGGCTCCACGTAATAACTTCATGGTGGAAGCGCTTGAAAAGAACCGCAGCTGGACACGCTATTTTCTGGCGCGGGAATTGCGTAAATCACTGAAGCCGGAGCGACGACACAGATGAAACTGACGCCTGTTATTGCTGCGCTGCGTGCCCGCTGCCCGTATTTTGAAAACCGGGTGGCAGGCGCGGCACAGTTCAAAAATCTGCCGGAGGTCGGAAAGCTGAGACTCCCGGCGGCGTATGTGGTACCGGGTGATGACTCTCCGGGAGAAAACAAAAGCCAGACCGACTACTGGCAGGAGCTGAAAGAGGGCTTCTCCGTGGTTGTCATACTGAGTAACGGGCGTGATGAGCGCGGTCAGTTTGCCTCGTATGATGTGGTGGACGATGTCCGGCAGATGCTCTTTAAGGCCCTGCTGGGCTGGAACCCGGAAGCGTGCGGTAACCCGATTACCTATGACGGCGGCACGCTGCTGGATCTGAATCGTCATGAGCTGATTTATCAGTTCGATTTTTCGGTCATCAGCGAGCTGACTGAAGACGATACCCGCCAGCAGGATGATCTGAACAGTCTGGATGAACTGCAAACGCTGGCGATTGATGTTGATTATCTCGAGCCCGGTAACGGGCCTGACGGCGATATCGAACATCACACCGAAATAACCCTTCCTTCCTGAGGATCCTCATGTTTGTCAAACCTGTTAAAGGGCGGTCAGTGCCTGACCCTGCCCGCGGCGACCTTTTGCCCGCCGAAGGGCGAAATGTTGACGAGAACAACTACTGGCTGCGCCGTGAAGCAGCGGGTGATATCCGGCGCGTGAATAAAAAGGTGAATACCGATGACGATAAGCTTTAACACCATTCCGTCGAATACGCTGGTTCCGTTGTTTTATGCGGAAATGGATAACCAGGCGGCGAATACTGCACAGGACAGCGGAGCATCGCTGCTGATTGGTCATGCCAATAACGGTGCAGAGATTGTTGCCAACAGTCTGGTACTGATGCCGTCGGCAGACTATGCACGCCAGATTTGTGGTGCGGGAAGTCAGCTGGCGCGTATGGTCGAGGCTTATCGCCAGACCGACCCGTTTGGCGAGCTGTATGTGATTGCCGTTCCTGAATCCACAGGCGCGGCGGCAACAGTTACGCTGACGGTGACCGGGGCAGCAACCGAAACCGGCACGGTGAATGTTTATGTGGGACGTACCCGCGTGCAGGCACCGGTGACCAACGGCGATAACGTCGCGACGATTGCCAGCAGTATCAAAGATGCCATCAATGCCGTTCCGGCCCTGCCGTTTACGGCCTCATCTTCGGCTGGTGTGGTTACATTGACCGCTCGCCATAAGGGGCTTTGCGGGAATGAAATTCCTGTCAGCCTCAATTACTACGGCTTCGGTGGGGGCGAAGTGCTGCCAGCGGGCGTACAGATTGCCGTGGCGACGGGGACCGCCGGAACGGGCGCTCCGGTTCTCACCGGCGCGGTGGCTGCAATGGCGGATGAGCCGTTTGATTATATCGGTCTGCCGTTCAACGACACGGCCTCTGTTAACACGCTGGTGACCGAGATGAACGATACCAGCGGTCGCTGGAGCTATGCGCGTCAGCTGTATGGTCATGTGTATACGGCAAAGGCCGGCACACTGTCAGAACTGGTGAACGCAGGTGACCAGTTTAACCAGCAGCACATCACCCTGGCGGGGTACGAAAAAGAGACCCAGACGCCTGCCGACGAGCTGGCAGCCAGCCGTACCGCCCGCGCAGCGGTGTTTATCCGCAACGATCCGGCACGTCCCACGCAGACCGGTGAGATGGTGGGTATGCTGCCTGCGCCGAAGGGGAAACGGTTCACGATGACCGAACAACAGACCCTGCTGTCTCATGGCGTGGCAACGGCGTATGTCGAAAGCGGGGTACTGCGCATTCAGCGTGATGTCACCACGTACAGGAAAAACGCTTACGGGGTTGCGGATAACAGCTACCTCGACAGTGAGACACTGCATACCAGCGCGTATGTACTGCGCAAACTGAAATCCGTCATTACCAGTAAGTACGGGCGTCACAAGCTTGCCAGTGACGGTACCCGCTTTGGTCCCGGTCAGGCGATTGTCACCCCGGCGGTGATCAAAGGGGAACTGCTGGCAACCTACCGTCAGCTTGAGCGTGCGGGGATCGTGGAAAACTACGAACTGTTTAAGCAGTACCTGGTTGTGGAGCGTGATGCCAGCGATCCGAACCGCCTGAACACGCTGTTCCCGCCTGACTATGTTAACCAGTTGCGTGTCTTTGCCGTGGTTAACCAGTTCCGTCTTCAGTATTCAGAGGAGTCTGCATAATGGCCCGTATCGGGGGAACCTGTTATTTCAAAATTGACGGTCAGCAGCTATCGCTGACCGGCGGCATTGAGGTGCCCATGAACAGGACGGTCAATGATGACATCATCGGCCTGGACGGTTCAGTGGACCGCAAGGAAACTCACCGTGCGCCCTATGTCAAAGGGACCTTCAAGGTGCCGAAGAATTTTCCGGTGAGCAAAATCACCTCGTCTGATGAGATGACCATCACTGCCGAGCTGGCGAACGGTCAGGTCTATGTACTGTCGTCTGCCTGGCTGCACGGCGAAGCGAACCATAATGCCGAAGAAGGCACGGTTGATCTTGAGTTCCACGGTGAAGAAGGGGATTACCAGTGATTGAGCTTGTACTTAAAAAACCGATCATCGCCCACAAAGAAACACTGCATGTGCTGGAAATACGTGAGCCTACGTATGACGAGATTGAGGCGCTGGGGTTCCCTTTCTCTGTTTCACCTGATGGTGGTATGAAAATGGACAGTCAGGTAGCGCTGAAATATATCCCGCTTCTGGCCGGGATCCCGCGCTCGTCTGCAGCGCAGATGACGAAGCTGGATATTTTCAAGGCAGGCATGATTGTAATGCGTTTTTTTACCGGCTTGGAGACGGAAGAGACCTCCGGAAGCGATTCTACAATGTCGCGTGGTTCTGGAAATTAAACCCCCTTGAACTTCGCCGGACGGCTATTTCCCACTTTGCTGATCTGGAGGCAGAGGCCGTCCGTATAAATGAGGAGATGAAGCATGGCTGATAATTTTCAGCTGAAAGCCATCATCACCGCCGTTGACAGGCTGTCCGGCCCGCTTAAAGGTATGCAGCGTCAGCTTAAGGGGTTTCAGAAAGAAGTCTCCAGCCTTGCTCTGGGCGCTGCCGGGGCGGGTACTGCAATAATGGGGGCACTGGCACTCCCTGTAAAATCAGCCATCACCCTTGAATCGAAGATGGCTGATGTCCGCAAAGTGGTAGACGGTCTGGATACGCCGGATGCGTTTAAGGCCATGACGGAGCAGGTACGCGCTTTGTCTACTGAGCTTCCCATGTCTGCAGACGGGATCGCGGAAATTGTGGCGGCTGGCGGTCAGGCCGGGATTGCACGTGATGAACTGATGCAGTTTGCCACTGATGCGGTGAAGATGGGCGTGGCCTTTGATACCACGGCTGAAGAGTCCGGGCAGATGATGGCCCAGTGGCGTACTGCGTTTAATATGACGCAGGATGAAGTGGCCGGGCTGGCTGACAAAATCAACTACCTTGGTAATACCGGCCCGGCGAATGCGAAGAAAATCTCCGATATTGTTACGCGTATTGGTCCTTTAGGTGGTGTTGCAGGTGTGGCTTCCGGCGAAATCGCGGCAATGGGGGCAACCATTGCCGGGATGGGCGTGGAGTCAGAAATTGCCGCCACAGGGATCAAGAACTTCATGCTTTCCCTGACCGCGGGAAATTCCGCGACAAAATCGCAGAAACAGGCATTACGTTTTCTGCGGATCAATCCGAAGAAATTAGCTGCTGATATGCAGAAAGATGCCCGGGGAACCATGCTGTCTGTACTGGATGCGATGGCTAAAGTGCCCAAAGAAAAACAGGCAGCTGTGCTGAATGCCCTGTTCGGGAAAGAGTCTCTGGGCGCGATAGCACCTCTGCTGACTAACCTTGATTTGTTGCGTACCAACTTCAGGCGGGTTGCGGATTCCCAGCAGTATGGCAGTTCGATGCAGAAGGAATATGCTTCGAGGGCAGCGACGACGGAAAACCAGCTTTTACTTCTGCAAAATCAACTTGATGCCATTTCTTCCACGCTGGGGGAAACGTTTCTTCCTGAGGTTAATGATGGTCTTGAAGCGGTAAAACCGCTCCTTGAGGAAGTGAGAACGTTTGTCCGTGAAAACCCGGAGCTCGTTAAGACCATTGCTAAAATCGGTCTGGCCTTACTGACGGTGGGAGCCGCTGCAGGCTCTTTGTCCAGAATTATGAAAGTTCTCGGCGGTGTGATGAATATGACGCCTGCTAAGGGGCTGATTGCTCTTCTGGTTGGTGGCGCTTACCTCATTATTGATAACTGGGAAACCGTAGGTCCTGTCATAAAAAAAGTCTGGCACGTGGTGGATGAAACGGCGCAGGCGATGGGGGGATGGGAAACTGTTCTGAAAGCGATTGCCCTGTTTATGGCAACCAAATGGGTTGCTGACGTTACCAAATCCATTACCGCAGTGACCAGAGAGATGCGTACGCTGGGGAAGGTATCGGCAGAAACGGGATTGATGGGGAAAGGCCGCGGCTTTATCGGGAAGGCCGGGGTATATGGTTTTCTGGGAACCCTGATGTATGAGCCGGTTAAAGATACTCTGGAAAGTGTTGTTCCTGAAGATACGGTTAACTGGCTGGATAATAAAGGGCTGTTTCTGGCTTCAGACTGGACGCCTTTTTTTGATCGTAAAGAGTACGAGCAGTATCAGGCCAGCCTGAGTCAGTACAAACCCAATGTTCCGCTGTTGAATCCATCTTCTTCCATGACACAGCACAGCGAGCTGAAAGTCACGTTCGAGAATGCTCCGCCAGGTATGAAGATAATTGATGTACCGGGCAAAGCCGATCCCCTGATGAAAATCACGCACGATGTGGGGTATTCCCCTTTTCGTTTTCCACGATAACTCAGTCCTTTTTGAGGTCAGTCTATGGATTTATCCTCATTTCCCACCCGACCTTCATTACTTTCGTCGTCTTCAGGCTGGCGTGACAGACTTCAGGACGCGTCATTTCGCGGCGTGCCGTTTAAGGTTGAAGAAGAAAGTGCGGGAACCGGTCGCCGTGTGGAAACACATGAATACCCGAACCGCGACAAACCCTATACCGAAGACCTGGGGAAAATCACTTTTCGCCCGTCCATCACGGCTTATGTGGTGGGAGATGACTGCTTTGACCAGCGCGATCGCCTGATTGACGCGCTGAATAAACCCGGTCCCGGCACGCTTGTCCATCCGACATACGGTGAGCTGAAAGTCTGTGTTGACGGAGAAGTTCGGGTCAGCACATCGAAGAGTGAAGGGCGTATTGTCCGCTTTGACCTGAAGTTTGTCGAAGCGGGAGAACTCTCTTACCCCACTTCAGGTGCGGCGACGGCGCAGACGCTGATGTCATCCTGTTCTGCACTGGATGACTGCATCAGTGACAGCTTCAGAGGTTTCAGTATCGATGGCGTGGCGGATTTCGTGCAGAACGACGTCGTTGGTAATGTCAGCACAATGCTTGGGTATGTTTCAGATGCGATGAAAGTGGTGGATTCTGCCGTATCGGATGCTGCCAGGCTGTTGCAGGGGGATATCTCGGTACTTCTGCCGCCACCATCGTCAGGCAAAAATCTCGTTGAGCAGGTGCAGAAAATGTGGCGTACCGGGAAACGCCTTTATGGTAACGCCAGCGACCTGGTCACCATGATCAAAACGCTTTCCGGTGTCAGCCTCGGCAGCGATCTGCAACCGCGCGGCGTCTGGAAAACGGACAGTAAAACCACCGCCACGGCTACGCAGCAGCGTAATGTGGTTGCCAGCACCCTTCGTACGACCGCAATCAGTGAAGCGGCGTATGCCGTCACCCGATTGCCTGCGCCAACAACTTCCGCGGTGATGCAGAATTCCGCAGTGGGGCAGGCAACAACACCTGCGCAGAGCACTGGCTGGCCTTCCGTCACGCATCCGGCACTGAACAATGCACCGGCGGTGAAAAACACGGTTGACCTGCCGACGTGGGAAGAACTGACTGACATTCGCGACACACTGAATACGGCAATTGATAAGGAGTTGTCCCGTACAACCAGTGATGCGCTGTTTCTGGCGCTGCGCCGGGTGAAAGCAGATCTGAATGCGGATATCAACACGCGCCTTAAACAGTCTGCACGGATCATTCGGCGCACACCGGATGAGGTTTTACCCGCGCTGGTGCTGGCGGCGACCTGGTTTGATAACGCGGCGCGTGACGCGGACATTATCCGGCGTAATGCCATTACGCATCCCGGCTTTGTGCCGGTGATCCCTCTGAAGGTGCCAGTGCAATGAACGACAATGTCACGCTACGGGTAAATGGCCAGGAGTGGAATGGCTGGACATCGGTGCGCATCGGTGCCGGTATTGAACGGCTGGCGCGGGATTTCAGTGTGGAGATCACTCGCCAGTGGCCGGGAGATGAGGGTATCACCACGCTTCAGCCGCGCATTAAAAACGGTTCAAAAGTGGAAGTGCTGATTGGTGATGAGCTGGTGATCACCGGCTGGGTGGAGGCGACTCCCGTTCGTTACGATGCCCGTTCGGTCAGCACCGGTATTGCCGGACGTAGTCTGACGGCTGACCTGATTGACTGTGCAGCCGAACCGACACAGTTTAACGGGCGCTCGCTGGTGCAGATTGCGCAGGCGCTTGCTGCGCCTTTCGGCATTGAGGTGGTGAACAGCGGTGCGCCGTCGGGTGTTATTCCTGATGTTCAGCCTGATCACGGTGAAACGGTGATTGAGGTAATCAACAAAATACTCGGTCAGCAGCAGGCACTGGCTTACGACGACCCGCACGGCAGGCTGGTGATTGGCGGTATTGGCTCAACGCGGGCACATACTACGCTGGTACTCGGGGAAAACATCCTTTCCTGCGATACGGAGAAGAGTATCCGGGAGCGATTTTCTGTTTACCAGGTGGCGGGGCAGCGTGCCGGGAACGACGATGATTTCGGTGAGGCCACCACCACCGCGCTGCGGGCCCGCACAGAGGACGCATTTATTGCCCGTTACCGTCCGATGTATATCAGGCAGACAGGGCAGGCCACGGGGGCAGGCTGTATTGCGCGTGCTGACTTTGAAGCCCGACAACGGGCGGCGCGGACGGATGAAACCACCTATTTGGTGCAGGGCTGGCGACAGGGTAACGGTACGCTGTGGCAGCCCAACCAGCGGGTGATTGTCTTCGATCCGGTCTGTGGTTTCGACAATACCGAACTGCTTGTCTCGGAAGTCACGTTCACTCAGGACCAGAACGGCACCATGACGGAAATCCGTGTCGGCCCACCTGATGCTTATCTGCCTGAACCCGAAGCCCCCGGCGCGCGGAAAAAGAAAAAAGCCAGAGTACAGGAGGACCCGTTCTGATGAGGACGATTGAAGCCATGCAGCGACAACTCCTCGGCCTGATTGGGCGGGCAGTGGTGAAAAGCATCAGTGCCGCCACGAAATGTCAGACCGTGGATGTGTCCCTGATTGCCGGTGAACCCAAAGCCGGGGTTGAACATCTTGAACCCTACGGTTTTACCGCAAGGGCAAACAGCGGTGCGGAAGCGGTGGTGTTGTTTCCGGATGGCGACCGTTCTCATGCGGTGGTTGTTACGGTGTCGGACCGGCGCTACCGCCTGAAAGGGCTGCAGACGGGTGAGGTGGCTGTCTATGACGATCAGGGGCAGTCCGTGACGCTGGCCCGGGAGGGGATCGTGGTGGACGGTGCAGGTAAAACGATCACGTTTCGCAATGCGCCTAAGGCACGTTTTGAAATGGACCTGGAAGTGACCGGACAGGTGAAAGACCTGTGCGACTCCACCGGCACCACCATGTCAGCGATGCGGCTTGCCTATAACGGGCATCGTCACAGAGAGAACGGTCAGGGCAGTAACACCGACAAACCTGATAAAGCGATGGAGGCATGATGGAACTGTGGCTGACGGTGAACGGTAAACGCACCTGCGCCAGCGCACAACTGGATCCGCTGACCCGCGCCGTGGTGATTTCCCTGTTTACCTGGCGGCGGGCGGAGCCTGATGACAACGCCGACGTCCCGATGGGATGGTGGGGGGATACCTGGCCTGCGGTACAGAATGACCGTTACGGCTCCCGACTGTGGCTGCTTCAGCGCAGCAAACTGACCAATCAGCTGGTGCAGACGGTAAGGGGGTATATCCGCGAATGCCTGCAATGGATGATTGATGACGGCGTGGTGTCCCGTATTGATCTGGATATCCGCCGCACCGGGATTAATGAACTGGGTAACAGTATCACTCTCTGGCGTCGTGACGGACCGGTAATGATTTCTTTTGATGATCTGTGGAGTGCGATAACGCATGGCGGACAGTGAATTTCAGCGCCCGACGCTGGCAGAAAATATCAGTATGCTCCGTAACGATTTATTCGCCAGGCTGGACGTCAGCGACACGCTCCGGCGCATGGATGAAGACGTGCGGGCAAAGGTGTATGCGGCGGCGCTGCATACGGTTTACGGTTACATCGATTATCTGGCAATGAACATGCTGCCTGACCTGTGCGATGAGTCCTGGCTGGCGCGACATGCTGCGATGAAACGGTGTCCGCGCAAGGGGGCCACGGCTGCCAGCGGGTATATGCGCTGGGAAGGTGTCAGCGATGGCCTGAAGGTGACCGCCGGGAGTGTTATTCAGCGCGATGACCTGGTTCAGTACACGGCAACTGCCGATGCAACCAGCTCCGGTGGTGTCCTGCGCGTGCCGATCGCCTGCTCAAGTGCAGGTGCGGTCGGTAACGCTGACGACGGTACGGCATTAATCCTGGTCACGCCGGTGAATGGTCTGCCGTCTTCCGGTGTGGCTGACACCCTTACAGGCGGATTTGATACTGAAGAGCTGGAAACGTGGCGCGCCCGCGTCATTGAGCGGTATTACTGGACGCCTCAGGGCGGGGCTGACGGGGACTATGTCGTCTGGGCTAAAGAAGTGCCCGGCATTACCCGCGCATGGACATACCGTCACTGGATGGGAACGGGAACTGTCGGTGTGATGATTGCCAGCAGTGACCTGATTAATCCCATTCCGGAAGAATCAACGGAAACGGCAGCAAGACAACATATCGTGCCACTGGCCCCGGTGGCAGGCTCTGATTTGTATGTATTCAGGCCGGTGGCACATACGGTGGATTTTCATATCCGCGTGACGCCGGACACACCAGAAATACGAGCCGCCATCACCGCGGAGTTGCGTTCGTTTCTTCTGCGTGATGGTTATCCGCAGGGAGAACTGAAGGTATCGCGTATCAGTGAGGCGATTTCCGGTGCGAACGGGGAATATAGCCATCAGTTGCTTGCACCGGCAGACAATATCTCCATTGCGAAAAATGAACTGGCGGTTCTGGGGACGATTTCATGGACGTGACAAACGATGATTACATCCGCCTGTTATCGGCACTGTTGCCGCCCGGTCCGGCATGGTCAGCCAGCGATCCGGCGATTGCCGGTGCGGCACCGTCATTAACCCGTGTTCATCAGCGTGCGGATGCCCTGATGCGGGAGCTGGATCCGCGTACCACCACTGAACTGATAAATCGCTGGGAGCGTCTGTGCGGCCTGCCGGATGAATGTATTCCCGCAGGGACGCAGACCCTTCGCCAGCGTCAGCAACGGCTGGATGCGAAGGTTAACCTAGCGGGCGGCATCAATGAGGATTTTTACCTTGCACAGCTTGCTGCCCTGGGCAGACCAGACGCCACCATCACGCGATACGACAAAAGCACGTTCACCTGCTCATCGGCCTGTACTGACGCGGTGAATGCGCCGGAATGGCGGTATTACTGGCAGGTCAACATGCCAACCACCACCAACACCACCTGGATGACATGTGGCGATCCCTGTGATTCCGCACTGCGTATCTGGGGCGACACCGTTGTCGAGTGTGTGCTTAACAAACTCTGCCCGTCGCATACCTACGTAATTTTTAAATATCCGGAGTAATCCATGCATCGTATAGACACGAAAACCGCGCAGAAGGATAAGTTCGGCGCGGGTAAGAACGGTTTTACCCGTGGTAACCCCCAGACTGGCACGCCTGCCACCGATCTGGATGATGACTACTTTGACATGTTGCAGGAGGAGCTTTGCAGCGTGGTGGAGGCATCCGGTGCCAGCCTGGAGAAGGGGCGGCACGATCAGTTGCTTACCGCACTTCGCGCGCTGCTGTTAAGCCGCAAGAATCCGTTTGGCGATATCAAATCGGATGGCACTGTGCAAACGGCTCTCGAAAACCTTGGTTTGGGAGAAGGCTCTGCATTACCCGTAGGTGTGCCTGTTCCGTGGCCTTCAGTCACACCGCCAACAGGCTGGCTGAAATGCAACGGTGCAGCTTTTTCTGCCGAAGAGTATCCGGAACTGGCAAAAGTTTATCCGACAAATAAATTGCCAGATTTACGCGGCGAATTCATTCGTGGGTGGGATGATGGAAGAGGAATTGATTCAGGACGGACTCTCCTGTCTGCTCAGGACGGGAGCATTGAGGCACACGGCCATGATTACAATGGGGCCATCTATACTTCTAGCGGTCCTTCCTGGGCTAATACGACGGATGCGGGACACCGGGCATATTCGGGATTTACATCATCATATGGCGGGAGTGAAACCCGTCCACGAAATATTGCATTTAACTTTATCGTGAGGGCTGCATAATGGATAACGCCGTATTAAATAGCGAGCTTATTGCCACGAAGGCGGGGAATATTACCGTCTATAACTATGATGGTGAAACTCGGGAATATATTTCCACTTCAAATGAATATCTTGCCATTGGTGTCGGTATCCCTGCATATTCCTGTTTAGATGCCCCTGGCACACATAAGGCGGGTTATGCTATCTGCCGTTCGATGGATTTAAACTCATGGGAATATGTGCCAGACCATCGCGGTGAAATCGTCTATAACACCGAAACGGGAGACGCCAAAGAAATCACAGCTCCGGGTGATTATCCTGAAAATACAACCACTATCACCCCGTTAACGCCATTCGATAAATGGGATGGTAAGAAATGGGTGACCGATACTGAGGCACAGCATAGCGCCGCAGTAGACGCGGCAGAAGTACAGCGTCAGTCACTGATTAATACTGCAATGGCTTCCATTAGTCTGATTCAACTTAAATTGCAGGCCGGGCGGAAGCTGATGCAGGCAGAGACCACCCGACTTAACACTGTGCTGGATTACATTGACGCGGTGACGGCAACAGATACCAGCACAGCGCCGGATGTCATCTGGCCTGAACTGCCGGAGGCGTAGGCCATTCAATATCTGGCACACTGGAGGTATCAACCAGCTCCAGTGCGTCCAGGTAATCCAGCCACAAATTATATTGCGCCAGTTCCTCACCTTTCAGACGACCAATAGCCGCTTTTCCAGGCCATTGCTTGCTGTTCATGTTAGAGTTGGCCTGTTCAATAAGAATCTGCCTCTTGCGTTCTGCTGCTGCTACCTGCTCATCATGAGTTAGTGCTGGTAGTTCACCCCATTCCGGATAACCATCTTTTCCAGCGATGCGGACCTTCCCAGTTGGCGGTTCCTTTGTATATTCTGTAAATATATCTTCGTCACATTCAACACCATCAGTAGGCCAGCAATTTCCAGAAATATAATCTTCTTTCATTGATGTTGGATAGAAAGCGTTATTTATTGCACTGTACACATATTTTTTCATTTTATTTACCTATAGCTATCCATCGACAATAAGTTGTATTGCTACCTGATGGCTGGGAACCCATTAAGCTAAAACCAAGACCGGTACTAACGGGTGTAGCAGCAAAAGAAGGAATTGAATTTACTGAAGATTCCGCATTATCATACGACACAACAATTTGCACGGTTGAGTAGTTGGTAAATGCAATGGGGAAATTTATAAAAGTGGGAGATCCAATCGCTCCTGCCACTGAAACACCACGTTGAAAGATAGTTCCATCAGGGTAACGACACCAGCCATTTCCACTTGTAAAGCTAGACATGTCAGGAATTTGATTGGTGCCGGTCCCTACATTTCTTTTAGCCGCTTCTCCCAAACCAACGTTTAAGAAAATGCAGAGATTATGGCTAACTGGCATCATCTCCGGTTTTTATTCAGGGGGATGCTCATGCTTATTGGCTATGTACGCGTGTCAACAAATGACCAGAACACGGAATTGCAGCGTAATGTGCTGGAGTGCGCAGGATGTGAGCTGATTTTTGAGGACAAAATCAGCGGCACGAAGTCCGACAGGCCGGGACTGAAAAAACTGCTCAGGACATTATCGGCAGGCGATACGCTGGTGGTCTGGAAACTGGACCGACTGGGGCGCAGTATGCGGCATCTTGTCGTGCTGGTGGAGGAGTTGCGCGAACGAGGCATCAACTTTCGTAGTCTGACGGATTCAATTGATACCAGTACCTCAATGGGACGCTTTTTCTTTCATGTGATGGGTGCCCTGGCTGAAATGGAGCGTGAACTGATTGTTGAACGAACAAAAGCTGGACTGAAAGCTGCTCGCGCACAGGGGGGATTGGTGATCACTGCCACAAACTTCTCGCAGATCAAAGGAAGCAGGCAGATGGCTACTTGCTTCAGAGTGCGATGCTTGATTTGA